CTTGACGCCAATCCGGCAAGTGGTGCACACATCATCCATGACATTCGCACAATGGCTAGAGCAATCCAACATCAGCGACGCGGAGGCGGCCAAGCGCTTCGCACGCGACCGCGCGCACATCTCCAAGCTGCGCCGGGGCAAGGCGAGGCCCAGTTATGAGCTGATGCTGCTCATCGCCAAGGTCAGCCAGGGTAAGGTCGGGCTGGAGACGTGGCAGCGATGAGCCGCATCTGGTTTACTGTTCCAGGCGAGCCGCGCGGATGGGCAAGAGCCCGCACGCAAGGCGCGCGGTTCTTCACGGACACCAAGACGCGCAGCGAGAAGCAGGCCGTTGCCGCGTGGGCCATTGAGGCGGGCGCACGCATCATTGACGGGCCGGTTGACGTGCGCCTCACCGCATACCTGCGCATTCCCAAGTCGGCATCAAAAAAGCTTCGCGCGGCCATGCTGGCAAACATTCAGCGCCCTACGAAAAAACCAGACAACGACAACCTCGCCAAGCTGGCGCTGGACGCCCTCAATGGTGTATGCTGGCATGATGACGTGCAGGTCGTGGACCTGACCGTCCGTAAATTCTGGAGCGATGACCCTAGGCTCGTTGTCGAGATTTCCCCCGCAACGGGGATCACTGAGCAAGCGGTGGAAGCCTGCGAAATAAGGCGCTAAGCGCACGAATTAGCAGGGGCACGGCTCCTTACCTTCCACCGCCTGCCTTCGCGCAGAGCAAGGGTAAGAAGTCAGAAAAGTAAGGAGCTGAGACGATGGGATTATCCATCATCACAGCCGACGAACGCATGTCCGAAACGAGGGGCGTCAAGCTTCTCATTGTCGGGCCGCCAGGCGTCGGCAAGACATCATTACTGCGCACACTGGACCCCGACACGGTCCTCTTCATCGACCTTGAAGCGGGCAACCTGTCCGTCTCAGACGTGCCGGTGGACGAACTGCGCCCGAAAACGTGGCAGGAATGCCGCGACCTCGCGTGCTTCCTCGCCGGCCCTAACACCAACGTCCGACCCGGCGATCTCTACGGCCAGCAGCACTACGATGCCGTCTGCGATCGCTTTGGTGACGCCGAGGCGCTGGATAAATACCAGACGGTATTCATCGACAGCATCACCGAAGCCGCTCGCCTCTGCATGGCGTGGTGCGAGACCCAGCCCGAAGCGATGACCGCCAAGGGCGATAAAGACACCCGCTCAATGTACGGCCTCCTCGGTCGCCAGATGATCGGATGGATCAAGCGCCTGCAACAGGCGCGCACGCGCAACGTGGTCTTCGTCTGCCTCCTTAACGAGGACGAAGACGACTTCGGACGCAAGACGTGGTCCATCCAGATCGATGGCAGCAAAACCGGCCGCGAGATGCCCGGCATCGTGGACGAGGTGATCACCTTCGCGATCATCCGCCCGGAAGATGGCGAGCCATTCCGGGCGTTCATCACGGGTCCCGAAAACGAATGGGGGTTCCCGGCAAAGGATCGCTCCGGACGTCTCGCACTCATGGAAAAACCACACCTCGGCGACCTGTTCGCCAAGCTTCTCAAATAAGGATCACCATCATGTCTGCATTCGATTTCAACACAGCAGAAGTTGCCACCGGCGGCGGCTCTGGCAACCCCATTCCCGATGGCACCGTTGCGCCAGCCGTCATCACGGTGCGCGGCATCAAGACATCCGGCAAGGACGCACGCGTCCAAGGCCTCGACCTTGAGGTGACAATCACCGCCGGTCCACACAAGGGCCGCAAGGCCTGGAAGTGGGCAGGCATCGCCGGCAATGGTTCAGACGGTCACAACAAGATGGTGTCAATCACCCGCTCCCTGATCCGCTCGATCCTCGAAAGCGCATACGGGATCAGCTCCACCGACGACAGCACAGAAGCTATGGCCGCTCGCAAGATATCAGATTGGGAAGATTTGTCCGGGCTGGCGTTCGTTGCACGGTTCGGCATTGAAGCCGGATCGGACTATGTCGATGGCCGCAGCGGCGATACCGTCAAGGGCAAGGACAAGAACACCATCTCAGCCGTGGCGGTGGATGACCCCGAATACGCCGGCTTCAAGCCCGCCAAGATCAAGACAGCCGCTGCCAAGCCTGCAGCAGCTAAATCCTCCAGCCGCCCGGCGTGGGGCTGACCGGGCAGGGGGCGGGTAACACCGCCCCCACGCTGGGGCAAATACAATGACAGATGATCCAGACAACCTGGCGACCGTTGCGGCGGCCGCCACGCTCAAACGCATGCTTGGCGAACGCGAGCATGCTATGACCGATAAAGAGGCGTGGTTCCTCGCCTTCACGTCAATCAACACGTGGATACAGGCACGGACCTGCAACTGGGCCACGCGCCGCGGGACGCCGCGCATCGGCTCGCCTGACGCGATGACAATCGGCTTTGCCGAGGCGGCACTGGCTTTAATCGCCGACAAGGCGTCGGGCCTGCCTTGGGAGGAGCCGCTGGGCAACTGGGCAAAGCTAGACGCCGCTATGCTCTTTGCCATCGCTCACGAGGCGATCGAGAATACCCGCGTGCAGACGCTTGAGGATCCAACATCAGAAGAAAGGGTGCCAGCATGACACCGTCTATTTCCGACATCATCGGCGCGACGGCTGACGTCTCGCACTACTCAATCGACGAGCTTACGGGAGACCGCAAGTTCGCAGACCTCGCACACTGGCGCGCCTGCGGAATGTTCCTGGCGTTGAAGACCGGCAAGAGTACCACGCAGGTTGGCAACCTGTTCGGGGGCCGCGATCATACAACCGTAATCTACGCCCGCAGGCGCATCGAGGCGCAGACGGACTCGCTCACGGCTGAACGTGTTGGCATGATCTGCGCCCGTGTCGCCCAGCGCCTGGCATCGCGAGCAATCCTACAGGAGCGCGCGGCATGAAAGCGTCAAAAGAATATCTTCGCCTCATCGCCGCAAAGCGTCCAGCCGTTGAGGAGTTTGGCTTTGAACCAAAGGCGCTGCATGCTGCGCTGAAGCCTCATCAAAAGCACGCCACGACGTTTGCCATTCAACAGGGCCGCGCGGCGCTGTTTCTTGATACTGGCCTCGGCAAGTCGTTGTGCGCCCATGAATGGGGCCGACAGGTGGTGGAGCACACCGGCAAACCTGTCCTGTTGCTGGCGCCGCTTGCCGTGGGCGCCCAGCACGAGCGCGAGGGCGTCAAGTTCAGCATTGACGTCAAGGCCATACGCGAGCCGATGGAGGTTCGCGGCGCCCGCGTTTACGTCACGAACTATGATCGACTTGACAAGTTTGACGCATCCGCATTTGGCGGGGTCATCCTTGACGAGTCGTCGGTCATTAAAAGCTTTAACGGCAAGACGACAAAGGCACTGATCGACGGATTTTCTCGCACGCCTTACCGGCTTGCCTGCACCGCCACGCCAGCGCCGAACGATCACATGGAGCTTGGGACGCACTCTGAATTCCTTGGCGTCATGCGTCAGAACATGATGCTGCAGCGCTGGTTCATCCACGACAGCATGGATACCGGAACATGGCGCATGAAAGGTCATGCCGTTGATGATTTCTGGTCGTGGGTCGCATCCTGGTCGCGCTGCATTTCCAAGCCATCAGACATTGGTTTTTCCGATGACGGCTATGTGCTGCCCAAGCTGGACGTGCGCCGGCATGTAATTGCCGCTGATCGCAACGTTGACGCGGGATCTGAAAAGGACGGGCAGGGCCATCTGTTCCGTATGCCCGATACCAGCGCCACAAGCATCCATCGCGAAAAGCGCATGACGACCGATGCGCGCTCCGACGCCATCGCAGAGATTGTTGCGGGCAGCGATGAGGCTTGGGTGGTCTGGTGCGATACCGATTACGAAGCTGATGCGCTTGCCGCTCGCCTGCCGGATGCCGTGGAAGTACGCGGGTCAATGTCGGCAGACGAGAAAGAGCGCGGCCTTGTGGCGTTCTCGACCGGGCAGACACGGGTTATCATCACAAAGCCGTCGATCGCCGGATACGGCCTAAACTGGCAGCATTGCGCCCGCATGGCCTTCGTCGGCCTGAGCTTCTCATACGAGAATTACTATCAGGCTATTCGCCGTTGCTGGCGCTTTGGCCAGACGCGACCCGTCCAGGTTCACATTGCTTGCGCCGATACGGAAGAAAACATCTGGCAGACCGTCAGCCGCAAGGCTGATGATCACGACACGATGAAACGGGCAATGTCGCAGGCTATGGCTCGCGCCGTGAAACGTGCAGCCGTCGAGACTTATAACCCCAAGAAAACCCTTTCAATCCCAACATGGATGCAGTCATGACCTCGGTAATCAATCAGTACGCGGGCGAGCATTTTACGGCTTACAATG